ATGAGTATGACCGATCAAACAATCATCCGATACGACCTTAATGCCAGCAATGCGGCCAGGGGCATAGCATTACTGCTGCTGTTATGGCACCATCTTTTCGCTTCGAAATGCGATATTTGCAGTATCCCTGTATGTATATCATCGAAGTTTGCACAATCTTGCGCGGCTATCTTCATCATCTTGAGCGGCTATGCTTTGGCTGTTTCCGTTGGGGACAGGCCCATAGGTCTGCTGGCATTTTACAAAAAGCGTTTGCCTCGTCTCTACCTGAACTACTGGCTTATTGCCCTTATATTCATTCCCATCGGCATCTTGACAGGATATAGACCCCTGTCAATGGTATTCCCGACAGCGTCATATCTGAAATTATTCATTCAGATGACCGGTTTTCACATGTTTATAGACAGTGTCAGCTATGGTTACAATGCGACATGGTGGTTCATGAGCCTTATTCTTGCCCTGTATCTGCTTTTTCCTTTGATTTATTATCTTACCAAGAAATTCGGGATTTGGTTTTTGCTGGTCTGTTTTCTTTTTAATTTTCCGCAGGAGCCTGTAACAAAATGGTTCCTCTTTCTGACGGTTTGGATATTTACATTTGCCCTGGGCATTTGTCTGGCGCGCACCAACGGTTTGGCGCGCATCAGCATACGGCTCAAGCGATTGGGCATCTTCCGGTTTATCCTCCTGGGGGCGGGAATTTTAATTTCTGTCTATGTCCGTGAGTATTTACCCAATATTATCAACATTGGTTTTCTCAAACGTCAGGGGTTTGACTGGATTTACGCGCTCATCATCATATTATTCATTTTTGAAATCACGCAATCTCTTCCGCTTATACAAAGGCCGTTGACTTTTATGGGTCATCACCTGTTCAATATATTTTTGTTCCATACATTTATTTTCGCCTATTACTGGCCTGATTTCATCTATGGTTTCCAATACCCCTATCTGATTTTTCTTGTCCTGCTGTCCATCAGTTTGATTGTTTCCGTAGTCATAGAATACATCAGGAAGTTGCTTCGGTTTGAAAAAATCCTGTCGTGGATAGATGGAATCAAAGTGAAGGATATATTATTTATTAATTAAGAAATTGTTTCCCCAAGGAGTTGATAACCCTCCTTTCTTCCCAAATTAAGCCATATTAGTGCAAAATGCGTAGTATATGCGCAACGTTTTTCAGGAAGAAGTAGATTGTTTGTTATACTCTATGTTCAATCTGTTTGAGTTAATAAAATTGCAGATTGCCATTTGTAATGTAGCATCCTCACCGTCCCCCAATTATGCTTGACATTTTCGGATAATAGACTGATTTCACAAGGGGGAGGCGTTTTATTATTTCCGCAATAAGTAATGAACAAGATACGCGAACGCCTGTTAAAATTATCCAAAGATTATTTTGGTAAAGCCATAAAAGGGCAGAATATCTAATAATAATTGGAGCACAAACGAATGTATCTAATTGATGGAAGCAAAGAATAACAAGGGACTGCCTTCCTATATAAGATATGGCCCTATAGTAGAAGGAAGCGCTCTTCGATAAAAAACATGATAACTTCATTATGAGATAGCTTGCAGCTATCGCACCGATTGTCGAAACAGCAGGATTATTGTATTCACGCTCACTCATGTTAATCCCGCCCATATAAAGATCCAAGATCCAAATACCGGCGGCTGCAGCCAAAAGCCAAATGGGAGATTTTTTCTCAAAGATTCTGTATTTTTGCATTAAATAACCGCTAAACATAAAAATTTGTGCCACAAGTGATATATCAATGCTCCAGGGCAATAATAAGACATGCTTGCCGATCATGTATCCGGCAAGTGCTAATAAAATTATTATTATTGACTGAACGGCAACGGAATATTTTTCAAATAATTTTAAGAAAAAATAAAAAATAATAATCGCGGAAAACAGGGATGGAAGAAACCATAATACACCTAATGAATCGATGACTGAATGAAACAGGATAACTTGTTTGCCGGTGCTATAGAATAAATCCAGTAAAAATTGTTTACTTCCATTTAATATAAACGGATAGAAATCATTTACACTATGTGTGTTGTTAAAAAATTGTATACTATAATATATAATAAATATTATTAACCCTGTGGCTGGGATATTTACATTGCCTGATGTGTCAAAAGAAATCAGTCCGCCTGTTAAATAAGCGTTGCCCGTTCCTATCCAGAAATTGCCAGTCGTGTCATCTTCGCCCAGCCACCATGAAGAAGCAGGCGTTGAAGCCGCCGTTGAAAAATTAATCCAGGGATTGCCAGGGCAAGTCATTGTACCGTCCGCGGCTATGGTGCAGGGTGACCCCTCAATCGTTGCCCCTCCGGTCCCGTTCGCTGTCACAATGGCCTTATCGGTAAAACCGGTGGAACCTATAATTGTGCCAGTTCCACCACCTCCACCGCCTGAACCTACGCATAGTTCCCATGAAGATCCATTATAAAAATAGCATTGGGGCGGTGATCCCATGAAATCAAAATCACCGATCGATGGCGCCGAATGATGAGATGCCGTATTATAGATGTTCGCATACCGTGACCCGTCCGTACTGTTGGAATTGTATTTATTGGCATAAAGCAGGGAAAAATATCCTATGCCCGGCGTAGTCCCCCCGATTGTACCGGGTGATGATAAATCTACGCTTCCCCCACCGCCTCCACCGCCCGTTGGAACTAACCAGCACCCGTAAGCATTGCCTGACACATCAATGCCCAATGGAGCGTAACCGGCGGAGCAATTAGTGCCTTTTTGAGCCAATGCCGTGGCTGTTGAGGAGTTTCCGGTGACATTACCCGTCAGATTGCCCATAAATGTACCTGAAATTGTGTCACCTGATGTATAATAACCGAGGAATGCTTTTATTGCCGCTATATTTGCCTCATTCAGAAGCGTTTTAACGTCTGACGATGGCATAAAACTTGCCCAATACGTTAAATTTGTATTTACGCCGATTAAACTGCCGGTTGTCAAGTAATCCACGCCCTCAACGGCTACAGAAGGAACTGCCACGCCTCCGGAAACCGTTATTTTTATTAATCCGGAAGATAATGAGCCCAGATTAAACGAATTTGGCAAAGTAGAATCATTTTGAAGCATAAGATAATGTGATGATAAACTGGCATAAGTAGCTGTTGGGCAAGAAGTGGCGAAATCTACACCGGGTACTCCGATGGATAATACCGCCTGGCCGCCGGAAACTGTAACTTTTAACATACCAGTAGAAAAAGCACCTAAATTGGTACTGTTTGTCAGTGATGGCACGTTTTTTGTTGTGACAAGGTAACCGTTGACCGGTGCGCAATTGTTCGTGATATATGTATAAACCGCGTTCTGAGAGCTCACCGTGGTATCTGATGAGCCCAGATCAGGATCGATACTTAATGGATAATTTTGAGTACCGCCCACAAGATAATCCGCGTTTGCCGTCAGGGGAATAAATAGAATAATCAATAAGAATATCAGAAATCGTTTAAGCATAAATTACCTCATGAAAGTTTATCGTCCGGGTATTGTTCTCCGTGGTGTAAGTTTGCCGACAGGTATTACTCTAAACGGCGTTAAGTTTCCCGTTTGAACTCCTGAATTTTGGCCGATTGCAACGCTTGGATTTATAATAGGAGATGGTTCCGGTGTCGGTGCGTTTACGAGAGGTTGAACAGGCGGAGTATTCGCTGTTAAATTACTCGCCGATCTGGAAGAAGCTCCTTTACTTATCAAATTATCAGCGTCTTTGAACATTTTACCGACCATGTAATTTGGATTATTGCTCATTCTGTACCATGCTTGAATGCCTTTACCGGCAATACCTTTCAAGGCCAATGCAGGATTGAGAGTAAGTAAACCGGCTGCAATATCGCCACCTGTGAAAATATCAGATAGATTAATTAATCCTTTTGGACTTTGACGTGCGTCAATTATTGCTCGATGATTAACGTCTTTTTCCAGAGTTTTTAAACCGCCATATTGATTCTTTAAATCCTGATAGCCGGGGCCTTGAGAGTTCATAATGTTATTATCAAGTTCCTGCCGCATTTGATTTGCTACGGAGGCGTCAACCTGTGCCTTTGCTTTGCTGATACGTCCTTCATAAAATCCATTAAGAGAATTGTTAAGGTCGGCTATACGTGCCTCTATGACTTCCGGTGTTTGACCTTGAAGTTCTGATATTTCACCCTTAAGGTCATCAGCATATTTTCTTACATCGGGGCTGAATTTTAAATCTTTAGAAACACCATCAAGTTTGCTTAATATTCCGGTAGAATCGAATGTCGCGCCTTGACCACCGGCTTGTGTGGCCATATCATGGTATTGCTGATAAATAGATTTCTTCGTCTGGTCAATGGCCTCTGAGAATTGTTTTAAATTCTGTGGTAATTGTCCTGTGACAGTGTTTCCCTCCGCATCCGTAAGTGCAAGATTATCTTTATTGTCAATAATGGTTTTAACGCCTGATTTTGCTCGGTCGTAATAATCTGATGCTGCTGCCGCCGTTCCTTTTCCTGATACAGACGGACGAATACCCTTATTAATTCCGGTCTGGACAATATTTGTTAATCCTTGGTCTATTTCTGCAGGCGTTTTTGTCATTAAATTAGAGGCAGCTTGCTTAATGGTGTTTGCACCACCTTTCACCAAAGTTGGAACCTCTTTTATTGCTTCGGCAGTGGGATTAAGAGACCCCAAAGTAACGCCGGCATTGACGGCATTTCCTGCAGCATTCATCAAGTTTCCCGTACGTGGATTATTCTTTAAAAACTGGTCATATTCATTCTTTAAAAAATCAGCGTTTTTATCTGATATAATAGCCCTTCTCGCTCCTGTTACTATTGTGCTAATGCCTTTTTGCACGGAATCGGGAATAATCGAACCAAGAACATTCTGGGCGGTATTGGCAAAAAGATTTAAACCTTTTCCGGCATACCCAAGATATTTTTCAGGTGCAGACAGGTTCGGATTTTGACTTATATTCTGTGCATCCTGCATTTGCTTGTCAAAATTAGAACCGATTTTTTGCATCATGGTAGGATTAGGTTGAGGTGTCGGTGAAGACGAACCACCGGAAAGATGACCCATTATTTCATCATCTGAATAACCGGCCTTTCTTGCACTGGCAACATCAAAACCAACATGATTACCTATTTCATCTACACTATACCCTGCTTTTAAAGCACCTTGAACGTCAAAGGCCATGATATTCTCCTATTTCTGAAAAGATGATAAGGGCGGACGGTTGCCTTGATTACCCATTTGCGGCGTTCCCGTTTGAACAATTTGGTTAGATATTGATCCGCCGGGGTCCATCTCGTCAACGTTCGCGCCAAGTCCTTTTAATATTGTTCTGGATTTTGGTGACAAAAGTTTAAAATCCATTGGTTTTCCGAGTCCCTGTTCATACTTATTACGTAAAGCGTCAAGACGGCTTCCCAATAAATTAATTACTTCATTAATGCTACCGTGAAGCTGAGCAGGTGTTTGAGAAGAAGACATTTTATCATGCCATGCTTTAATTTCCTGATCAGTTCCTCCCGTGTTTTTAAAGACTGTTGCTAATTCACCGGCTACGGCGGCGGCAGCAGTATTAAAATTAGTCACTCTCGGATCATCTTGAAGATTTGTTGATAAAGCATTTCTAAATTGATTCCATTTCTGAACGCTTCCATTATCCAATTTATCCGCAACTTGAGATAAGGTATCAAGATGTCCGACAACGGTATTTAAAGAATTGACAATATTTGCTGTTTTACCCGATGTGAAGTCTCTCTTGACTCCCATTCTCACGTTATATTGTGTCGCATCAAATGTTGGTTCATATACCGCAACTCTTCCAAGAATGTTTTGCCAGTATGGAGTTCTTAAGGCCATTCCTGAGGGTAACGGTATCTTGTAATCTGCGAGTTGCTTTATTACCGCAGCGTCACCGGCCGAAACTCCTTGTAAAGCAGCTTCATTTCTTTGTCCGGGTGCTGCCGGTTGAATATTGGCAGGCATAGGAGGCCCACCCATACTAATCTGTGTTCTTCCTGCCCTCATTTTTGCAGCCTCTATATTAGATAAATCTTTGAAAGCCTTAACATTTGCTTGTTCTTGAGACATACCATTACTCATATATAGCTTCGTCTCATTGTCTATAAATTGAGTTTCAGGTTTTAATTTTGCCGCCCTTGTAGCGTCACCTGCCGCGAACAACGCAGCCTTTGTATTTGCCTCTTCCTGATATACATCGGGAAAGAATGCCTGTTTGACCTGCTCGGGTGTGATTGAAGCAAATTGTTTTTGCACGTTCTGTAATTTATTAAGGTCCGCTATTACTCCCGCTTTTTTGGGATCATTGTCGTCCATTCCAGCGGCTTTTCTCGCAAGCGTCTCGGCCTGTGTTTGAAGACCGGCAATCATATTGTCCTTAAATCCCATTGTGCCTTTGGAAGCATCTGCGGGGTCAACCGGATTGCTCCAATTATGCTCAATGGCATTGGCGATATCGCCCTTATTCATATTCGGGTCTTGCGCCATTTGTTGAAGCGGCGTTAAAACGTTGTTTAATTGATCGACTGGAAGACCATTCAGGATAAACTTATTTTTTAACGCGTTGAACTGGTCTATATTCCATGGCTGTTTCGTAGCGGGAAGAGCAGCCTGATGGACTGAGGCCATTTGCGCATTTGTATTGGCATTCTGCTGTTCAATTCCGATGGATTTATTATGATAATCAGCTTCATTATTAATCTTCTGTTGCTCCATGGCACGTTGAGCGGCAAGCTGATCGTTTCGTATTCCCATTTCGCCGAACTGCATAATCTGCGGGCTTAAATCCGGTATTACCGGAGGAACATAATAAGGATTATTAGATTCCATTATTCAATCTCCTTAAATACAAATTCAGGCATATAAGCCTTGAATAAAGTCTGTGTGATAAACAGGTAAATCTGGAACGCCGCTTCAGGGTCTTTGTCGAAGGCTTTAATGACCGGTTCGACAAGAATTTTTCTGATATTATCGTAGAACTTCGGCAAATCGGTTTCCTGTGAGGCTATTTCCTTGACAAGATGTGTCCCATTTTTAAAATAGGAATCCCACCATCCGAGATGATTCTTTTGAGCGTATCTTCGAAGTTTACTCATTATTGATTCTTCAGCGTGAGACATAGTGGAATGTTTGGCCGTGGCCGTGCAAATCCATGTGCCGCATAAATCGCTCACAGCTTTGAGGGGATCAAAAACATCACCGATAACCTTGCCTGTATTATCTTCATTTATATTAAATAACGCATCAACTCCTTTGTGTAATCCACTTGCAAGAGGAAGAGTCCAACCATACGGCATCATAGCACTAGCGCCAATTCCAGTAGCTGCTGGCGCATCTACGGCTGTTTCTGCGGCGTCTGCTGCCGCGTTAGCTCCAAGATTAGCGGCAGCATCCGTAGCTGGAGCAGACACGGGAGCTAAAACGGAAGAAGTCACATCCGAAGCCCCAGCGGGATTATAAGATAACGACCCTGCAAAATTACCGGCGTCTCCCATTGCCGGCGCCGCGTCAGGAACTGCACCCGGAATCATAGACGGAACTGCTGCGCCTGCGTCCGCAGTCCCTCCCGGCACTGCACCCGCGGCAGGACCAGAGGCAGAAACAGCAGGCATGTTTAAACTGCCCATACCCGTATAATCGGGTGGCGGCGCAGAAGTGCCAAGCCCGAACGGATTACCCATCTTATCCACGCCGTTATTGAATAAATTCTTAGCCCCGTTCCATCCCTCTGAAATCAAGGAATTATCCGGTGTTCCGGCCTGTTTATTTTTCAGCCAGTCCATACCAACCGCCGAGCCGCCCGTATTAATCAGATTTCCGAATAACTGAGTGTTCTGCGCTTTCTGCGCGGCATCTATCTGCGCCTGAGTCGCCCAGCGGTTTTGCGCCAGTTGATCACGCCCAAGCTGATTCTGCCGTTGTTCATTGGATAATCCCATTTGAGCGTTTCGCCACGCATTGGTTAAGCCCTGCGTTTCCTGATCCGTGAAAGGTTTTCCGGTAAGTAACGCCTGCCGCCTTGCTTCATTCAATATCCCTGCTAAATCCATATTCATTTTGTACCCCCATTATACGGGTTATTATAATAATTCATCATGGCAAGCGATCCACCGCTCTTGATAAGATTCTGCCACAACATATTACGGCTTGTCTGATCCGCCGCGTTCATCATAGCCATCGTCTTCCAGCGTTCCTGCGCCAGCCGGTCGTAATCGGTGTTCAATGCCTGCGATTGAAGTTGCTGCGCTCCCTGCTGTTGGAAGATCGGCTGCGTCGCTCCCTGCGCTTCCTCTGCGGATAGCGGCCTTCCCTGCGCCTGCGCTCTGTCTCTTGAGTCCCTTAAAGATTGAATAAAGTTATCGTAGTCCATAGTTTCCTACCTTATTGCTGTGTGAACATCGTAATAGAAAGAAAATCCGGTTAATTCCAAACCGTCACCCACATTGGTCGTCGCCTGAAACAAAAACGAATGATAAAGATTCGGCCCCAAAAGAACCGACTGCGTGTTATACCCTGCGCCCAAGGCGTCCGCAGCGGAAATGCTTGCAGGACCCGACTGCCCGTTGATTTGATCCGCGGTAGCCATGCCGTCCCCGAAATGTTCAATAGTGATCTGTCCAGTCTGCTTTTTAAGATAAGCCACCTGAAGATATTCGATAGTCGAATCATGCAGAAGCGGCGCGGACGGCTCGGGAAGAATGTCTTTCGTCTGCAAATATGATGTTATACTTGTCCCGTCCCACCGGTTCGTGTCTTCGAGCCGGTAAATATACCCGTTGGCATCGCCTCCGTAGGTGTAACTGATTCCGTTTGTATCGTAAACCTGCCAACCTGATTGAAGAGGATTATTAGCAGCTCCCGCATTGCCGATCTGGCGCACAATCTTTGTCCATTCCTGATATTGAAGCGAATACTCCAGCTCCAGGTTTAGTGTCGTCGCACTTGCCCCGGAAGCAATCAGGAGCTTATAAGACTTGGTTGACGGATCATACCACCCTACGCTTTGTGAGCGCATCGAAGGATTGATATACCGGATATCGTTAGGATTGAAATAACATCGAATATCGTCCGAAATAGGCAGCACCGTCGCACCGTCGGAAATGTAAACGCCCTTGTCGCCCATCCAGATAGCCACCTGCTTTCTGGCATTATCCACGGCGGTCACATCCGCCGAAACCATTGTAAGGGGTGCCACACACCCGACATTCGCGGATATCCGCTGCACCACCCAGGTAGATGGCGATGTGCCCGACAAGCGATATGTTTCATTCTCTTTGGCAACGATAAGTTGCTCAAGGCCGTTGTACATAAAATACATATTGTAAATAGCGGCGGCGGCGATAACAGGCGTCTGGTCGCCGAACTGCAACGTCCCGGTATCCGTCCCGTTAAAAACATTGGACGTATTAAGCGCCGAATAAATGGCCGAATTATTGTATTGTGTCTGATCGTTGAAAAGCCAGAGGCGACCCTGCCACATGGTCGCAAACCTGTAAGGGTGAAGCTGCTTCTGGCACGGAATGCCGGCAACATAATCAACCCGAACATCACCATAGTTGGTGGAATATGTCTCAGTGCTCCAATAGATGCGATACCAGTAAAACGGTCCTTCCTGATTAACTTTCGTTTGAAATTCAGCGGCCGGAGATTGCTGCTGCCACATGACATTGCCGCTATGCATCAAAGAAGTTGAACTTCCTGCTTCCGTTCCCGCTGTTCCATCCACTAAAGACGTGACGCTGACCCACGAGCCGCCGTTCCAATACTGAACCGTCATTGCCGCGCCTGCATTTGAGTTATAAAAAATGTTATTGAACTCAATAATAAATCCCATCATCGGCTCTGAAAATGCCAGATAAATACAATCTTGTGGTCCCCCTCCCAAACCGTGTTTATACCAACTCCAGTAAGTCGAATTGTCGCTGCCATCATAATCCCGTTTCATAATGTTGGTCGTATAGTCGGCATAACCGACGATTGAATTATAATTTACTCCGGCTACAATAGTTCTTTCCGATCCGTCCCAAATATCCACAATCGTCTGAACCGGCGCGTCCACCGTGCAGAAAGAAACCTGTACGCCGCTTGGCATGCCGGTAAAAGTGAATTTGTAATAATACAGGGCGATATTATTGATGACGGTCAGCTTTGACGTTGAAACCGTGCTTGCCCAGGATATTTCGCCAGTCTGCGCCATGGTCGTGTGTGACCCGTGTCCGTTTATTATTGGGCCAAATATTTCAGTTCCGTCCGCCAGTGAAGAAACGGAACTCCACGCCGTGCCAGTCCATTCCTGAACGTCTGCCGTTGCGTTTGTGGAATTAGCCGTTGCAATATAGAACTTAACGCCCTGCAACGGTCTGATAGAACCGATATACACTGACGTGGTGCCGCTGGCATCCGCTACCAGTGTGGCCACGTTATTGGCGTTTATAGCAGTGTTATTGACCTGAGTCGTGAAATCATAAAGGAATGATGACGAAACCGTTGCGTCAAAGTTTAAAAACGAAGCGCAGCGGGCTTCATTCCCGCCCCAGATATAATTCGTCACCCCGTCGAGGGCCACCATCGAACCGTCCGGCGCGGGTGAAAAATTAACGCTGTTTGCGGTCGAGGCAATAAAACTTGAAAAAGTATCCTGATTCGGGACTGCCGCTGTATTGATTGATTTATAGATTGAAAAAGCGCCACTGTTGTTAATGTTTGCGAAAACATGGGATTCCACCGGATTGCCCTTCCGAAAATGGAAACCATTGGCAATGGTATATGACGTCCCCAGGGTGGTTTGATTTATCCTGCTGTGTCCTTTGACGCCTCTGAAATGCTTTCCCCACTTGCGAAGATTCTGAATATCCTGCAACCCGTAATCATCCAGCAGCATCGGGTTTTCCGTCGGATTCCACTTTCCGGTAAACGGGAAAGAATAAGGCACCAGATCATCCGCGAAACAAATCGAGCAATTAAGCAATATCAATAATATCGTTAAAAAGCGTTTCATATGTTTCCTTCTGTCATACTGTAAGGATCGAACACCTTCCGATCCGAGCGGCGCGTTTAGGGAAACGCGCCCTACAATTAATGTCCTCCCCTGGGGGAGGTGGCCCGAACGCACCGGAGGTGGATTATTTCCCCCTTTGTCATTGCGAGCCGCATCTCATGCGGCGTGGCAATCTCTTCCCTTAATCTTTCGTAGTCCGGGTCTTTAGACCCGTAAATCGTGCCCTGACGCTTCGGCAAGCTCAGCGTCCGGATTGCATGCATCGTTCCCTGAGTAAATAATATCGTGCCCTGAGCCTGTCGAAGGGTCATAGCATGTACATTTCGCCTCTTTGATTTTTCTCGTACTCGTACCACAGCTTTCTATTATAAGACCTAAGCGCGTCGCACTGCGCCTTATAGAGCTGCGGCCAGACAACACCCGCCTCCACCTGTACCTTGTTTTCACCCAAACGGGTCACTACGCCCGCTTCGATTGCCGCATGGAACTGCGGCGGCAATAAAGGCACGTCACTGTCATTAACCAGTAATGTAGGTCTTGCCTCGTACCAGAGCCGCACCCCGTAGGCCTGATCGTTGCAGTTGAACCAGAGAATGACGTTCGTCTCAACGCCGGCATTCGTGAACGCCTTTATATGATGATAATGCAGCGGACGCGTTTTGCTGTTGCCCCACCACGTGATCGACTGCTCAAGATCGTGCTCACTGATCGCGGTTAATTGATTGATAAAGCCGATCAGATTCATTTGAATGATCTGCCGTATGGGCCACGGGCTTAATATTCCCCTGTGCTGAACGGCGTTGGCCGGTCCCACCTGCTGATAAGAACTTGTCGAGAGGTTACCGATGCTCGTCGTATCGATAGGAAACCCGTTGATGTCTGCAAGGGTGTAGGTCGATGCCGCAGTGCGCGTCAGGAGGAACGTGCGATTACTCAACTGCGGCATGACCTGCATATTGTAAAGCGTCACAATATCATTGGTCGCGTAAATGTCTCCTGTAGTCACCATCACCGCCGGGTTCGCGTTTGAGATTGAAACCGCCGTATCGGAGAGCTTCATCAATATCGAATCGCTAAAGCGCCGCAGCCAGAACAGCGGCCTTAATTCGTCAACATTCAGCATTTCATCGAGATAGACGGAATTGATGACGGATTTGACTTCATTAACACGGCTCTTGTTGAGATCGCCGATCAACCGGCAGCAATCCTGATACAGCGTAGCGAAGGTTAAAAAATCAGACATGGATTATCCCTTTCTTCGGTCATTGCGAGCCGCGCCTCGCGCGGCGTGGCAATCTCGTTTTATATGTCCTCCGCTGGCGGAGGTGGCCCGAACGCGCCGGAGGTGGATTGTTTGTTTCCCCTCTGTCATTGCGAGCCGTCCCTCGGACGGCGTGGCAATCTCTTCCTTTAATCTTTCGTAGTCCGGGTCTTTAGACCCGTAAATCTATACGTTGGTTCAATCTTGCAGATTGAACCGAAATATTTTTATCCCTCTATTTTATAATTGCTTATCTCAGGTTTGCCGATTTCCCCCTGCGAATTTGTAAAAAGATTCTTCCCGAGATAAACCAGCCCCGCGGCAAGTCCTGCCGCCAAAGACGATTTAATGGTCGCCGTATCAGGGAAAGCGCCGGTTTGCAGAATCGGAAGAAGAGGCGCGATAAACACCACTCCCACAGCCATGATAAAACCATGCCCCAAGTCCTGTAAATTCAGTCTCAATAGATTCGATTTCATTTTATTTGCTCCTTTGTCATTTTTTATTGAAAAGTTAGTATTGTCCGTTAATTCTTCCACGAGGCACAATTCTACCCTGCTGGGAATTCTTACCTTCTTTATTGTGTTTGCTATTGACAGAATCATTTGCTGGTGTTAAATTATTATCAACTCCCGCACCCACATCAGAACGGCTACCGGAGGTCTGATGTGCGTAGTCCTGAAGGTTGTTAGATTCCTCAGGAACACCGGGGGTTTTTTTATAATCGTCTTTATAGTGTTTGCTATTGACAAAATCTTTTGCCGGAGTTATTAAATTTTTATTCACTGCTCCCACATCGGGACGAAAACGCATAGGCCCGTTGTGCGTAGACCCGGCAGGGCCGTACTCCCCTTCCGGTTCACCAGTGGGTATGTCATCTTTCCAGCCTGTCAACAACCACGTTTCACGGTTTCTATTTTTATAAAGAGATAATATTGCGGTGTGACCATCGTATTTCACATCAATTCTTGTGCCATTCGGGGGGCCAGATTCTTTGCAAATATCACCTTCGGCAATAACCTCAACCACCTTATTAGCTACAGGTTCACCATGTTTCGCAATTATATGAGAAACACCGAAGCCGCCATAATAACTATTTTTCGGATTTCCTTCCTTCCCCCATGGAAATTCTATTGTTCCAACATCATCACGATACATGGCGGCAGGCTTATCAGTATGATCTTTTATCATTTGATCAATGATTGATTTTCCATGTTCAATTGCTAAATCGGGATAATCCTTTAAGACTTCCGCTGGAACGGGTTTGTTTTCAGAAAGAGCTTTTTCTATGATAGTACGATGTGAAAGACTTAGTTCGTCCGGTGTCATCTGCCATGGTTCTTTTGTATCTATACCTGGCATGGATGGCACAGATTGAGCTTTTACTGGTGCGGGTGTCTCTTGGGTGGGAACGGGTTCTTTATATAATTTCAGTGGGTCCAGTAAATCCTGCAGCAGGGATTGGGCGCCTTTTCTTTGCAACGCAAAGCCGCTTTCATAAGGAATGACCTCGTGCGTATCGGCAAGCCCTTTACTCTCCATTATGCTTTGAGCATCCGCAGATGTCCTGTAAGGATTGCCGACTCTGTTAACAATAGGCTCTTGGGGTGCTGGTAATTGAGTTATAGAATATGGTTTCCCATCTCCTGATAAATCACCCAAATTAATTTCAGGCGGTGTAACTTTTTCTTTTAATATACCGCCTGTCTTTCCGGCTTTACTCAAGGCATACAAATTTAATGCTTCAGCGCTAAAGTCGGTTGTTGTTGCTAAATATCGCCATGCCTCGGCTGTTTTTAAATCACCATTTTTCTCCGCCTGATCCCCAAGACTATTATAATAATCTCTGGCTTCTCCTCCGTATTTGGGTAAAAATCCCACTACATCATTAACAGGTTTTAAAATCGTTTTTGCTTCCGGATTTGTTGGTTCATATGTAAATAAACCTGCGGCCTGTCTTGCCCTGTTTAGTCTGCTTTGCAGTTCTACTCTGGGATTAATAAATGTGTTCCAATTGCCATTTATAAGATTGTCTATAGATTCCTGACTTGGAATTAACATCGAACCAATAGCAGGCCCAAGTGCGGCAGTTCCTGTAATTAAAGAGGCACCAACTTCACCAAGAGGTTTAGCTGCCGCTGCAATAGAAGCGTTTCTGGCATGCCCGACTTCGCCGATAATTCTTTTGGTTTTGTCCCACCAATTTTCATTGGGAGGCGCAGATTCGTGCGTCTCAACGGCAAGCAGAGCGGGATAATTATTTAATCCCGACGGATCTGTATTTTGATTGAATCCCAATGGGTCAAGGTTCATATTTTGCCTTTTGTTATTGCGAGCCGCATCTCATGCGGCATGGCAATTTCGCATTTATATGTCCTCCGCTGGCGGAGGTGGCCCGAACGCGCCGGAGGTGGAAATTTTAATACAACTTTACCCTTCCCTGCCAATGCTGAAGTTTCACCGGCAACTCTCCCGGCCAGTACGCTATATCGTCAGGCTGACCGCCGTGAGCCACTTCCACGAACTTTGAACAGAATATTCTCTTGTCATTGCCGATCTTCTGATGTCCAAGAACGAGGATCTCCGCAATTCCTATGTAATCGTAAGGAACGCCCACATAACCAAAAGCAATCGTTTCAATCCCTGGACGCATCGCATCAAGTTCAGATTTCATCGCATAGTAATAAGCGTGTCCTTCATCTGTACCGAATCTTTGAGAGGCAAAGGTAATATCAATCCCGTCCGCTAAAGCTTCAAACAGAAGCACCCGTTTCCCTGCGTACGGACTGTTCAGAACAACGACAAGCGAGCTGTGATTGACATCATACCCGGTGCGTTCCCTTATAGCCGCTCCCAGTATACTATCTTCATGCCACTCAATCAGATCGCCGGTCTGAATCGTGGGTCGTAACTTATTGTATAAAGTAAGATCGTTCATCAGCACACCTCGCTTGCGTTCTTTGGTCGTAAGGTTATTTTGTTCTTCCAATTCTCCGCGTCTGCTTCGACGCTCAAATTAACGCTCTTAAAATTCCCCAGATGACCGAAAAGCAAATGGCAGTTCACACCGTCCTTGTCGTTTTCGCAGAGCGTGATAAAATTCGAAGGTTCCAACTCGAGCTCCGGATGAACATGAAAAGGATGCTTATGATGAACTTCAACCTTTTTATTACCTCCGCACACCGCGCAATTCGGATGATCAGCGAGCCAATCTTTACGCGCTTTAGGCCATGAGCCTGACCGCTTCGCCGATGCCGGATGTTTCTCTGTCGCATTACTTACCGATTTCATTTTTCACCTCTCTAAGGGCAAAGAAAAAGGGACACATCGATGTGTCGGCACCGACATGCCCCTTAATTCCTTGCTTTTTATTTCTTCGTCAGAGTGGCCACCCGTCAGAAGAACCTCTGTCATTCCGGTGAAAACCGGAATCCAGTTTCTTTTTTTAATACAACTATGCTCTTCTCCTATTTAAAAATTTACCCCTGAATCAGCATATTAATAATTTCGTTTGCCCGGTCGGGATGAACTTCTTTAAACCAACTGCTAAGAACCGATTTCCCATCGGAGTATTTCAATTCATTCCCCGCGCCGTCCCAATCGCCGATATTTACATCATGGACAAATCGGGGAAACCCGCGCTTGATCTTATCCGCACCCATATTGAATATCAGCATGACGAGTGCGGCCTGTCTGGATAACGAAAATGATTTAAATTCGGGAAAGATAAAACCGGCCGCATTTTCCGCAACATTAATATCTTTTTCAAGATAAGCATCCGCGTCCGCCTGTGTTCCGAGATAGACTTCCCCTGGTACCACCTTATGGCCGTAATAAATCGTATCGTAGCCCAGAGAGTCTTTGTAGACCTTCAGACTGAAACCTTCCCTGACCTTAAGAATAGGTTTGATAATATCTTCGATGGTCATTTATCTTTCCTTATTTGAAACCATGTTTAATATAAAATCCAAGTCCCATTAAACCTATCGCAGCACCGACAATGAAAGTTATTGCAGCCTTCAAAACAGCGCTTTTGCAAGTTTCTGCATACTTCATCATTTCGCCAAGAAATTCATGTTGTTTGTAATGAGTTTCGCGGTCAATGTAGAATGATTTAAGTTCTTCGTTTAGAGCTTCCTTTACAGCTTCCTTGATCGCTTCGCGTTCCATCCTCATTCCCCTTGCGTTTTATTTTTATTAACCGGGCGGGTTTCCCCGCCTCGGTTAGCTAAAGGAGGTTGAAAGTTTATTTCATCCGGGTAAACCAGTAGTCCGGGTCTTTAGACCCGTAAATTCCAACCCCTTGAATAATAATAAATAAAATGCTAATCGTATCAAAATCCCCAAAAATAAACATTGGAGCCAAAAACTATGGAATTCAATTTTTCAAAAGCTTCAGACGAAGAAATAATCAAAAACATTTGTGCCTCCCCCTCTTCTGCAGATAATCATATTTCTGCACGCCAAGAATGGAATCGTCGAATAAAAGATCGCGAATCAAAAATGCTTTCCATGACGGAAGCACTCGTAAATTTAACAAACGATATGCTTGTGTTTTCAAAACGTTCTTTAATTGTTGCATTTATTTCATTAGTCATATCGGTTTTTGCCATAATTATTAGTCTATGTTTTCGCTAATATATCGCCATATTTCTCTTCGAGAAAATTCTCAAACTTGTAATTTTTATCGAATAAATTTCCGTTTGATCTCTTGAAATATTCTTCAAACAATCCAACTGCATCTCCCCATGATCCGCAATAATCATTGAATTTAGTGATATACCACGGTGGAGAATTATGTCTGCATTGCCCTTCCTTTTTTGATTCTTCTGAAAACCAAAAATGGCAATTACAACATCGCATAAATGGGCTTCCGGTATATTTATGCTGTAATGCGTACTTTCCCTTCATTATCAATTCCCTTGTCCTCAAAACCGGGCGGGTTTCCCCGCCCAGGTTAGTCTAGGAGGCACTTATTTCATCCGGGTAAACCAGTAATGGATATAACCCGCTGCCGTGGTTGTTCCGCCGCTGCCGGTATACGATATCGTTGTCGCGTTTGCGCCTGTCACGATATAACCGGTATAAGTTTTCCCGCCCACAAGATCGACATTGGCCGAATCCGTACCGGTCGTGCAGGTGTATAGAAACGCTCCGTAGGTACTTGCCGGAACATACTGGCCGTTTGATCCCTTAGTAGAGACGGCAGTGTCCGCGACATATCCCGCTGTGGTCATCAGCAATCCGGTAATAAAGCCGGTCGCGCTTCCGTTTGTCTGAGTGGATAACAGACCAACGGCAATGGTCTTGGCCGAATCCGTTGTAATAACCTGAACGCGCACATCGCCGACAAAAGTATCGGGCACAAAAGAAACTCCTGTTGAAGTCTCAGCCGTGGACGGCGCAAACCATATGATGCCGTGATGGGGCATATTCGGCGTCTCATCGATGACAATGGTGTGCTGACTGAGTGAAAATCCCTTCACAACGGCAGTATAGCCGCCGTTGGTGTCCGTGACGATAATATCAACGGTTGTGTTAGCGTTTCTAAACTTTATATTTCCGTTGCCGCCGGTAGAGGCCGCAAAGACAGTGGGAGTCACTGGATTAGTCACCGCTGTATAGGAATTATCCGCGAATTTTGTCAGAGTGGAAATGGTGTTGGTTCCCGCATCCAGAACCTGATAGGTTATTCCCGTGGTAATGGGTGTTAGAGCAATATTGCCCGTAGAGGTGTTATCGCGCTTGACCACCTGCGCGTAAAAATCGTTATACGCGAAGACAGGAAGCGTAAAAACTACCGTCAACATAATAATCAAACTGATTAACCAAAATTGTTTCTTCATCATATCCTCCATATAAAGTGGCATTTAAAATGCCGTTTAAGGCGCATACGCTGTGGAATTATTGCCGTACTGATTCCCGTAGCAATCTTCTATCACCATGAGAATTGTGGCCGTGTACCAAAGCGCCGTGTAATTTGTATCTGTTACGGTCCCGTCCGCATCGAGTTTCTGAGTCAGCGTGTCAATCGAATTGACGATTGCCGCCAGGCAATCAATAAAATGCCGCTGATTCGTCATACCCTGAGGATTGAACCAATACTCATTGCCGTTTCCAAGGATGTTCCCGTCCTGACCTGTCACCATCCACAAGTAAATCGCCACATAGACCAAAGCATTGTAATTGGAATCGGTAAGAACGTCCGTGTCGAGTTGCGTCGTCAGCGTATTCATCATATCGAATATCTGATAGAGCAACGCATTTAAATCACGGTCTGAAATTCCTGTCGGCTTAACTTCCACATACAAATGATCTTTGTTCGCTACGTAGTTCATTACATTGTTGCCGCGTGAATCCTCGATATTGCCTTTAAATTTCGCCGTAAAAACATTGGCGGTGTAAGTCGTAAGCGGCACGCCGGCGTCGGCATCGAGTTTGGTGCAAATCCCTTCTATCGCCGCCACAATCATATACAGCAGGTCAACAAGGTTTTTTTGGGATAACCCCTGTGGTTTTATCTGAGCTTCCATATTTTAGACCTCGTCCTCGGTCAGAGTTTTTTCAACGCCGGCGTCCTGGGTGGACTCACCGGCTATAAATGCCGCCTCGCGCTCAAGTTGCAGCTTCGGATTGATGATCTGCTCAAATACGCGTTTAAGGCGCTGATCCTGTGCCGTATCCAGAAATAAATAATTGGAATCGACGACAATGCGCTTGTTTTTATCCTCGTATTTAAAGCAGAGTTGGGCGCGGACGTTGTGCGACGGAACGATTGCGCAATAGTATTCTTTGCCGCCGATTTCCATAATGCGGTCAAAGACAACTTCGGTGTTTTCGTTTTCCTCATAATCCCGGATAAAACGGGCATGAGTATTTTTGACCTGCTCAAAAGTTCCATCCTTCATTTTCACTTTCCGGTTTGATGGGTCCAACCGGACGGCAACCGTGGGATTAAGAGCAACCACATAGGCCAGATACGTTTCAGTCCCGCCTATTGTGACGCGTTTCATAGGATAGCCGTCAAACGGACGCGAAACACGTGCCGCTTTGAGCGGTATCGGCTGAAAATTAAGCTCCGCCTCTGTCATTGCGAGGCGACCCTTGGGAGCCGTGGCAATCTCTTTCCTTGGCCCTTCGCCCATCGGTATTCCCTTCATTCCCGCTGTACCCTTATCTTCTCCCGCTGAGACCGGGTCTTTCTTTTTTGCTTCTGCCATTATATTTTCCTCAATCTCCCTGTGTTCGGGCGGCGGCAGGGGCGGGAGACCCCCTTATCATCTGCACGGCCAGTGCAAACTAGCCGCCATAATCAGTTAGTTATTTGACCTGTAAGTCCTCACGGCAATAACCGCTATATCGGCGGCGTTAAACACGTTCTTGCTCACGCCGTAGATGGAGCCAATACAGAAGCCTGCTTTATTCTGGTAATCGAAAGTCTTTTCCTCCCAGATTTTTTTGTTGGAATAAGCAATCGAACCCGCGCCGATACCCATGAACAGCGCCGTAGCTCCTGCCAGAGTCGAGGCTGCTCCCCATGCGGTGGTAGTCGCCACCCTCTGGTGATCGTGAATCGCGCAGTTCTTGTGAACACCCAGGGCAATCCCGAAAATGGGATTATCATCTCCGCGCTTTTGTGCTTCGCGTTGCGCCTGAGACCATGCCGCGTCACGTTCGGAGAGGTCATAAGCCTGATCGGGAGCCATGACGATAACGCCGTTCATTGCTTTGCCTTTGACCGTGGGGCCGATAATTAAAGGCTTGGCTTTGCGTCCGTAGGTCACGCACTGCGAAATCAAAGACAGCGTCATATAAGCCGTATTCACGATGTTTGCGGTCGTGGTTACGCCCGTGGGATAAATAACCTTGGTGGGATTATTCCCCAACGCCGTGAAGATGTCCTGATCGATCTTTGCCGCCATCCACCGTTGTAAAAGCTCCTTGGCGTATTCCCTGATCTTATTGTCTGAAACCCGCATTTCGGTTTCACGGCCTGCCGTCCGCACCGCATTACGAATCTGGGTCAGCGTGATTGAATTGTCGTAAGTCGCCGGAGCTTCTTCATTGCCTTCCATGATACTGTCATTAGGGACGCCGCCGCCTGAGAGCTCGCGGATTTGCCCGATGGTTATCACGTCGCCCTGCTCTTTCTGCAGGTCGGCGAATTCGACGATGATATTGGAATCGGAAGTCCCGACAAAACCGTTCTCATAAAAGTACGATGTCGTCTTTGCTTCCATCCACCACTTTTTAGCCCATGCCTTGCGGGTCAGGGCGTTGCCTGTCGTAAATGTAAAATCAGCCATTTTTAAAACTCCTTATGTGTTGGCCTTCACAAAAAGTCAGAACACCCCCGGATGTTTATCCCGTAATTCTTTCGGAGCGTCTTTCAGAAACGTCTTAAATTCTTTATCCGTCATCTTATCAATGGCATCCGACAACTGATCTTCCGTCATCGTCAAATAGGATTCAAAACCCGTTTGCTTTCCATCTGTGGAAACAGTGCCGATGGACTTCGCTCCCGGCTTCGTCAGCTTTTCGATTGCAGCTTTGGAGGCTTCGGCAACTTTGGAGGCAATAATATTGTCTTTGTTCATCAGGGCATAGGCGTCTTCCATATTGTAATGGCTCTTTTTGTTGTCAAGCATCCACTTGGATAAATCCTCGTAGACTTTGACCACCTGCGCTTTTTCCGCGTCCGTGAAATTATCGGACTTGTTAAAAAGCTCCTTTGCCCTGTTGTAACAAAACGAATTGCGTTCCTGTTCGAAGTTCTGCTGAAAATCAGCCTGGCGTTTTGATTCCTTTTCAACGACTGCCCGTTTGCTCTCCAGATAATTATTGAGCATCAGACTTGCCGCTATCGGGTCTTCCTTCGCCACATCGCCTAAAGCCCAGCCGTTATATTTGCCACCATTGACGAGCATCGTATTGAAATCTTCGTCAGTTATAGCTGCGGTTGCCGCGGCTGCGTCGGCCTTTACCGGAGGCGCGTAATTTGCCGGTTTTTCATCGGGATAAAGATCGTAATACTTTTCAACTCCTAACTCTTTGAGAAGGTTTAATTTTCTGTTCGTTTCTTCGGCGGTCTTTTTGGCGGTATCGACATCCGCGTGTGTCTTTGCGAAGTTCTTGCGCCATCTCTCCACCGGGATTTTCGCGCCCTCATCATCAACGAGCCATTGTTTGCCTTTGTCGTCGGTAATGAGTTTGACGCCTTCCTGATCTGCTATTGCTTTTTCATCGGTTGACAATTCGACGGGTTTAACATCTGTCTCGGTTTTGACCTCTGTCTTGACTTCTTCCGTTTTAACCTCATCAGTCTTAACTTCGGTCTGGATTGTTCCGGTTCCATCGTCCGTCTTAGTATCGTCAACTTTTTCCGGAGTTTCTCCCAAAGCCTCCAGCTCTTCTTTGCTGAACTCTTCTTTTGCGAAATCTCCCAGTCCCATAATTCCTCTCTTTCAATCGCATGGCTTATGCGGTCGCCACGGTAACCGGTTTCTTGGACATTTAAAGCCCGTCCAGAAGGCATAAAAAAAGACGGCCATCCCTTTCGAGATAAGCCGCCTTTAATTTCGTGTACTGATCGAAACGTAAGCTATTTCTTAATAAGTTCCTGCAACATCCTTTCAATGCCCTTGAGGGCTTTTAATATTTCAATGATGATTTTCTTCTGCACGTCAGTCATTGCCTACTTCCCTTTGTCATTGCGCCCTGATCCTGTCGAAGGGCGGCAATCCCATATCTACTGTAGGGATCGTTCCCCTGAACGATCCGCGCGGCGCGTTTAGGGAAACGCGCCCTACTTTCTTATCTTTCGTAGTCCGGGTCTTTAGACCCGTAAATTCCAACCTCTTGAATAATAATAAATAAAATGGTAATCATAATACATTATCCACCCGACAATCGAAAAAAAAGAGCAGATGTTGAAAATACTAAAACAATGGCTAAAAAAAATATTCGCAGATGTGCATAATGCAATTGTTTCATTAATTGTTTTTGCTGTTGCTGCGACACTGGGGGGTGTGGCTTTTTCCAAAAGTCTAAAACATATTTTATTTGAAATACTGCAGTCACCCATGCCATTATGGTCAACAATCCTATTGGTTCTGTGCAGTGTTGTATTAATGTATGCCATAATGTCTCGAATATTAAACCCATCAAAATCTCTCCCGTATAAAATAAAATATTTCCCCATTGGCGAACAAAAGTGGAAAACAACAATTTATAGCAACGATTCTTTCGTGGTTGATAGATTTCCTATCTGCAAAACACATGATTTGCCTTTTATCTATCTATCAAATAAATTTTGCTGTCCGGAATTCTTGAAACTTAATTGTAAAAACGTAATATTCGAAGAAAATCATTATCGAATATATGAGACAGCCAAAAGCCATATCGATAAAATTGTCAGAAATAAAGAGTATTAACATTCACCGCCGCCCCCGCTATTGCCGCTTCGTGCAATCATCATCTGCATCTGCTGTTGTTTCTCCTGCTGTAACAATATCTTTGCTTTATCCGCGTTCGGATCGTCGATGTAATCCAAAGCGATTTCCGGCGGATAAATACCAGCCTTCACCATTTCCATGGCATCGAGGCGTTTCGCCATCCTGTTTGTCGGTGTCGTCGAACCGGCAACAATCCTGATATGCAGACCTTCCAGATCGATAGGCGGGTCTTTGGTGATGTCCGCGGGACGCACCTGATCGACAGCCGCAATCCACTTGGCCTGAATATCGTTGGGATCGGGCGGCACGGTCTCTCCGGTGTTCGGGTCAATCTGTTTATCCTTTTCCGGCTGCCAGCTACTTACCTCTTCCGGATCGATCAAACGCTCCCACATCTGCCTCGGCCAGTGCCGCAGCATCAATGAAAATAAAACTTTTGCCGTTTTCTCGATGGTTGATTCCACCACGCCTAAGAATGGCGTGGACATCATACCCGCCTGATCCTGGAGGGCGATAACGAGTTTCCCGGAATCAACGCCCGGCGGCAATTTCCCCTTCATCACTTCCTGCATATCGAACTCATCATTGAGCGCCACTTCGTCGCGCTGCTCCATGGCCATCAGTTCCGAAGACGTCGTCCCGGGAAGCAAACGCGAAGGCGCAAACGGCGCGTCTTTGGGCACCTTCAGGCTATCGCCGTATTTTGGATCGTTCTCCCACTTGCAACCTTCCGTCATCATGACAGGCGCGTCAATGTTCTTGGAAATGACATAAACCGTCTGCGTGCGGCGTTTATTGCGGCTCTTTGATATTTCGATTGCCCTGTACGTCGGCCCCACAAAATAGCCGCTATAAGACCGATCATGGCCGACCAACAGTTTTGGAATAACCGGATCGGCGTCGGAATCCAGGCCGTAAGGATTGGTTTCTTCGGAGATGAGTTTCTTGCCGACAATGATCCGCTGTTTCCGGACTTCGGTAACCTTCTCTTTGTACGTGGCGTCCAACCCGAACTCGCTCTTTAATTCATCAATCCGCGCCTGGGCTTCTTTTTTAGAGTCAAACTCAAACTTCTCGACCGCGGACGTTTGAGGATTAACCGTCATCACGGAGTGTGTTTTCTCTTTCTTGATCAGCCACGCTTCGATTTCATAAACATCGGCGTCCTCGGCTGGGTCATGGTCAGAACGACTATCTTTATCCTCGGAAGTAAGCATGCGGGCGTATTCATCCTCACCCGGGTGACCCGCTGAAGATTGCCCCACCTCTGAATCCTTCGGCACCATATTAAACTCGAGGTCGTCATCCGTGACATCGTAATTGTCTTTAGCGTATTGCCTCGTAATCAGGTGAGCTTTGATAAGATGGGAATCAACCTTGCTTGAGAGCCGCGACTTCTTGTCCCAATAGTAATCCAGCGGATTATCGGAGAGGAAAATAATTTTCCCGAACTTTCCTTTTGTTTCATCGAACTTTACATCGATCACGCCCAGCGACCCCGTCTTGCATTCCTTCACCACATCAAACAGGACTTCCCCGCCGTTATTCTGCCCCCACACAAAGTCAAACCCGCGCTTGAGCAACTCCGCGACGTACAAATCAGACGATCCTATCGGTTTGACATTAATGCCTGGCTTATTGGCTGTAGCCACGGCCGCGGATCCCTGAACGCCCTTGCTGACGTCATTGATCGCAATAGGAATCTGCCCGCGATTAATCATCTGATTCTTTTCTTCATCGGACCACAAAGCGTCCTTTTTCCCCCAGGCCACTTCCCAGCCGCGCTTATAGACCTGCTTCTCCCACTCCTGACGCTCGGTGTCTTCCTTGTATCGCTTCAAAAGGCGATAGACTTCCACCACCTTGTCATCCGCGCCGGATTCCTGTATTTTCTTAATATTAATTCCCGAAGTGGGCGTCACCAATGTCTCATCTTGATTTTGCATATTATTCCTATCGTGTCATTGCCCTTCGTCTATCATTGCGAGCCGCATCTCATGCGGCGTGGCAATCTCTTCTTTTAATCTTTCGTAGTCCGGGTCTTTAGACCCGCAAATCTAACTATTAGTTCCTTACCTGTCCTCCTTTGGAGGAGGTGGCGCGAAGCGCCGGAGGAGGATTGTTTTTCTGTCATTGCGGTAATCCTCTCGGCACCTGCACCGTCGCGTTTTGATATTTGTAGGCAAAAGCCACCATGAACCTCTGCCACATCAAAAGAGCGCCTTCCCCGATCACTTCAACATGAATCTCTCCCTGCTGCTGTTCAAAGAATGATTCCAAAACAGTAAATTTTATCGTCGCCAGTTCCTTGTCTGATAAATCCTTAAGGCGATAATTGGGAGTCCTCACATAAACATACCGGTCGTAATACGGATTGATCGCAAGCGGCGAACACTCTTTTATTTTGTACCCGACAACAACGCCGTCACAGTCAATTGTCATAATCGCTTCCGGGTCCTTCTTGCGGTAAAGTCCTTTAGCAATAATAATATCCGCGCTCTCATTCGGATGTTCAACTGCGTGCCGTAATTCAGCGCAGGCTTCGAGCAAACGGCCATCCAGTTTAACGACTTCCTTTGTGCGCTTAAGTTTCTCCCTGTCACTTTGCCTGTCACTTTGCCTGTCACTTTGATGGTTCAACTCGCCCATTGATTTCTCTCCCTTTTGTCATTACGAACTATACTGTAGGGATCGTTCCCTGAACGATCCGAGTGGCGCGTTTTTGGAAACGCGTCCTACAATTAATGTCCTCCGCAGGCCGAGGTGTCGCGAAGTGACGGAAGTGGAAACAATTTCAACTCGCCCATATTTCCCCCTCTTTCGCCTCTGCAGCCTGACGCGCTCGAAAGCCGCTTACAGGCCTTGGAATCTTTTCACACTTCGGCAGATAAAAATCTCCATGCAGCGCGAGCGCCGCGGCGATCACGCAATCATCGTGAAAATTACTGTCCGCACCCAGCTTTTCCTTTTCTTCATCCTTGATAAAAGTTGCGCATTCCCCCAGCAGGTACCGGCAATAAACCGGCTTGTGCTGTGCCAGATACGATTTAAGAGATCCGCAGACCAGCTGCTTGGCCTCACGAGTCTCTAAAAAACCGTATTGCTTGGTGAGCGCCTTGCCGATCGAATCGATTTTCTCTTTGACATACAAATTTGCTTTGAGAGCGATAAGCCTGTCGATCGTGGTGATGCCCGCGCCGTTTCTCTCCGGAACGATTAGCGCGTTTTCATAATAGCGGGATAAATTAAAAAGCCTGTCTCCCCACTTGTACGAATCAATCGCATTGCTCCGCATGCGGGCCACAAACTCTTTTTTGCAGCGGTCATAGACATAAGCCACAGAATAATCCTGCTGCAATCCCTCTCCGATATCGGACCCGATACAATAGCGGTACTTCCAGTGGAGCTGGTCCCACTTATCCGTCAGGAAATACGGAAAACGCCACAGTTCGATTGTTCCCTGCGTAGTCTCGATAAAATCAATATCCTTTGTCTTCTTATCGATAAGAACGCTGCCGATGGTCCCCGCCTGTAAATATTTATGATCTTCAAGAACTCCCATGAAGAAACACGTATCCAGTGAAGCCTCAAACGAGCAATAGAATTCCTGCTTGATCTTTGATTCCGACATACCTGATTCTCGTTCAGCCTGAATCATTCCAGGACTGACCACATCGGTATCATCGACGGTGAGCAATTCGCAGAACCATGCAGGGTTATTCTTCGCCATTTCATATAAAATAAAACCATGGTTGCGTCCCCTGGGCGTGTAATTAAATAGCGCCCATCCGCCGTTTTCCGCTAAAATAGGCCGTATCAAATCCCATGCCGCGGGGTTCTGTAAGCTGTACTCCGAAAAAACGCACCCCACAGGATTAGTACCCATGATCGCGTCGATGTTATCCGTCCCGATGATCTGGATGAGTGAGCCGCACTTCAGCTTGATTTTCATTTCAGCCTGGTTAGTGTTCTCGCGTATAGATTCCGGAATATGATCCATGTACCGGAATCCGTCGCGGTCTATTCCGTCCCATAGAACTTTCCGGCCCTGGTTGTACGTGGGGAAAAAGTAATAATACGTACCGACACGCTTGTGGGCTTCTTTTACGATGAGATTGAGCAGGGTCTTGTCTTTGCCTGATCTCCTGTGCCACACAGCAACCCCGCGCTTATAACCGTTCGGAATGCAATTAAACAGCCCTGCCTGATAATTTCGCGGCGTGTAATTATAAGGAATTGTGATCTCCACTACCTGACCTCATACTTATCAATAATGTTAACGGTTAAACCTGCCTCCGCGCCATGCCCCGCGCCTGTTTTGTCCGGGGATATCTTCGGCTTTAGTTCGCTTAAAATCAACTTGCGGGCATCCACACGGAGTTTGGAGCGGGTGATATGCTCCTTGTCAACAAACGGCTTGCCCTTATCGTCAAAGGCAACATCAAGGCTTTCATCATCGGCAATTTCCAGTATCTCCTCCGCTAAAAACGCGTACTGCTCTTCTTTGGCCCGCGCGTATTGCTGTGCAAATTCTTTATCATTGAGCCATTCCATGAATGTGGACAGATCAGGTACGCCATTTTTAGATTTTGATAATTCCTTGAGAATACTGCGGACAGATTTGTTTGATGCGGCAATCATATTACAGATTGCTTTTTGAATTTCGGTTTTATCGGGTTTAGAAGTCCGCTCTTTTTTCATGGCTGCATTATAAGCCCTGATTTTTGTGATTTCTTTGGCTGGCTCTGGGTGGGGCTGGGCGGCTCTCAAACGACAGTTAAAGGACTTGACAAGGTATTTTGCGGGTAAGACCGGGTAAGGATTGATACGTAGCGCGGACATTTATGTCCGTTATCAAACGGGTCTAAAAATCCGGACTACGTTTTGCATCAACAAATCGTAAAGAGCGATTTGAGGATTACGATTTCAAAGGCGCGATGATCGCTTACGAATCTACGTCAATAACCAGCTAAGAGCTTTTTGTTCGCTGCTGTCAACGTGTACGTTAGCTCCGCTATTTACCGCCATGTTCTCCGCAAACTTGTTTATGTGCTCCGGCTTTCTAAGCATCGCTAATTTGAATTTATTTCCGAATATAGTGGTAACCAGCGCGCCGATATAAAATTTTTGCATATCCCTCACATTAGGCACATTGAACGCATCGACAAGAATTTTTGTGCGCTTGTTTTCCTCTGATAACTTCTTGATGGTCATTATAGCGTTATTAATATCGGCAACATGGACGAATGGATTCCCCTCCCCGTAGAGAGTAATCTTCAGGTATTCATCAAAGACTTCAAATGATAATTGAGGCTTCAA